AACAAACTCTTTGTCACGCCCTTTACGAAGCCCGCGCCCAATCGACTGAATGGCGCGAACAAATGATTTGCCAGCGTCGATTAGGCAAAGATGAAAAATTCTATCGATGCTAATACCGGTCGAAGCGATACCGGCAGTAGCGAGCACGATCAGATCGTCGCGCTGTTCGAAGGTCGAGTACCATTCAGCACGCACGTCGTTTTCATCAGCACCGCACAAGAACACTGAGTCCTTGATAAGCTTCTGTAGTTGCTGACCTTGCTTGATGCTGTTCACAAGCACCAGTGTGTTGCCGTACTGGTTTGCCTTCGCAATGATCAAGTCCGCCAGGAACTCCAGGCGATCTTGACTGCGGCTCGTGTAGGACTTCTCAGACGAGTAATCGGGGAAGTCTTCCTCAGCTTTCTCTTGGATCTCGATTGGTTGGATCTCGAGGTTCGCAAGGTAGCCCATGCGAATCAGATCGGCCGCGTCGATGCGGTACAGGATCTCACCAATGCTGCCACGCAACGTATACTGATCAGTCTCAGGCTTTGGCCACGTACCCGTAAACCCATACCGATAGCCGATGTGCTTGCCATGGTTCGTCAGCAGATCACCAATGACCTGGGCCTTCGCACCGTGCGCCTCGTCCACAATGGCAACGTGGAAGTCTGAGATGAGTTGTGGCTTGTTCTGTAGTGCCTGCCACGTTGCGATCACGTGTGGCATCTCGATGCATTTCTCAGCACCGGAGTACACACCGTGTTCGATGCCACAGAGCTTGAACGTGTTCGAGGTTTGTGTGACAAGGTCAGAAGACGGGACAATCGTCATCGTGCGGAAGCCTTCTTGACCGAAGACGTCGCACATGCCAGCGACCATGATAGTCTTGCCAGCACCCGTGGCAGCGATCACGAATCCAGACCCCGCGTCCAGCGCCGAGTTCACGGCCTCGACCTGATATGGACGAACGGCGATCGGCACTTGCGATTTTCCGTCAAACCATTTTTCGTGCAAACGACCTTGAACCAAAGGCAAAGGGAGACGCTCGTCGTGTAACTCGATGTCATAGCCCCACTTCTCGAGGAAAGGGACAATCTCACCGAGGAAGCGCATGAAGACCTTGCCAGTCTTGTCGAAGAAACGGATCTTACCGTCCCAACGACCAAGTTTGTACGCTGGCATGAAGAAGTACCCGTCAACTGGGATGCCGTACTTATTCCAGAAGAACTGGACGTCGCTTGGCTCTAGCCCTGAGAGGGTCATGTACACCTCGTCACGAACCCAGATGTGCGCTGTCTTCTTCATACGGTGAACTTGAAGTGTCGCTCAAGAGAGTTCGCGCGAACATACTTCAGCGTGTCCTGATTGCTCATGCGACAAACACCAGCACCCTGCACCAGGAGCATGATCTTCATGAACTCGTTCGTGGTGATGTTTGCTTCAGGTGCGAACTCCATCTTGACGTCTTGCGAACCATCATTCGCGTTAAACGCGACTTGGATTTGTCCATTGAGAAGTTTCATCTCGACGATCGGTTTCACCAAGTACGTGTTGTTTGCAATGGTGAAGTCCGCTGAGGACAAGCCGTTAAGGCCTGAAACATTGATGGTGCTCGGCACGATTGTAGATCCGGAGATTTGAGCGTTCCCAGCCACAGTTCCTTGATAACTTGTGTTCTGCGGGGTTGGTGCGTAAACGTTGGAATTCGGCATCAGATGATCACGTCCTGCATTTCAGCGACTCGAAGCTTGGTGATGTGTCCAACCATCCAGCCCATCTGTTTGATGGCCTCGACGATCTCGTCGAACTGTTGTTGCTTCAGGTTCGCTTCAACGATCAGTTGATTGAGTTCCACCACGTCTTTTTCACCTTGAACGTACAGCGCCTGCTCACGCGCACCAAGAGCTCGCGGAGAGTTGTTGTAGTTCTTGACGTGGCGGGACTCTTTGCGGGTCTTCTGGATTTCAAGCCACTTGACAACTGCGCGTGCTTCTTGAGCACGCTTAGCGTAAAAGAACTGGTGGTGTGGAATGTCGCGTGCTAGCTTCTCAAGACGCTCACCTTCGATGTCGAAGATCGGTTCTGCGCCGTTGATTTCTTCTTCCCACTGCATGAAGAACGAAGGAAGCTCAGCCATGAGGTCTTCGTTGCTTTCACCAAGTGCGAAAAGGTTGATTGATTTTGTCATCTTCAGAGGCCAGTCAGGGCGTTGTTAAATTGTAACAACGCCCCGTTACAATTGCGGATTTAACCGGGGTTACTCGGCGTCGTCTGCAGACTTCTTGACAAGGCTGAATGCTTCAACCGCGGTCTTGGCGATTCGCATTGCTTTGCCAAGAGAGGTCGCAACCTCAGACACTTCTACTGGATGTTCGACACCCTCAACAAAGGTTGGATATCGAACAACGAAACCGCCAAGTACCGGGCGAATCGAAACTTGTACTTCGTACTTCATGATGTTTCCTTTTCAAAGGGAAAGGGCCGAAGCCCTTTCGTTCAAACTTTCTTGCCGCGCTTCTTCGGGGCCTGAGTTGGTGTGGCGTCCACGTCCACCTCTTCATCCGTGATTGCGTCAAGACCTTCTTCAGTTGGCTCAGGACCTGCGTTGCGAGCGAGCATTGGCTGACATGCAGGGTGTTCAAGCAAACGAAGAGCGATTTCGTTGGTCAGCTCCTTTTCCTTGAACACAATGCGGTCTTTGATCTCGCCAGTTGCGTCATCAACGATGGTGCAAACGTAGGCTGTCTTCTCACCTGGTTGCGTACCCTTGGCGATCACACCCATCTCTTCGAGAAGCTCGATCAAACCAGAGAATGGCGACATTCCCTTGTTGTACGGAACTTCGAGTTCAACCTTGGTACCAAGCTTTGCGAAGCGAGACTTGTAGGTCTCAAAGCGCATACGAACACCAGTGACTTCGCCTTCTTCCTTGAGCTTCAGCTTCGTAACGATGCCGATGATCGAGACAGAGAACTTGGTCGAGTTCGTGATGGCCCATGCACCGTCACCAAGCATGATGTCTTGTGGGTACACGTGGTCAGTAAGAACCATCGAAACAGGCAGACGACCGATGTTGCCAACGGCCAAACGCAACATTGCCTTGCGACGCTTTGCGAGCTGACCTTGGTCACCCTTGATGACGCCCTTGTCGTAGTTCTCCATTTCAGTCGAAGATGACAGCATGGCTAGGGAGTCCAGAACGATCAACGTCTTCTGAGCTTCCATGTTGTCCTTGCCGTATTCCTTCTTGTAGCCGCTGAAGAACTCAGACAGAATCGCGTTCACGTCTTCGATCGTGGCAACAGAGATGTACGTCAGCGCTTCTTCGGAAACATCCACACCAATCTTGGCGAGGTAGTCAACGTCAATTGCGTGCTCAGAGTCCAGATAAAGGATGTGATAACCTTCAAGCTGGGCTTGGCGACAGAGGTTCGAAGCGATGAAGGACTTACCCGAGCCAGATGGACCTGCGAACAGAGTCAGCTTGCTCAGGGGAATGCCCTTCTTAAAGTCACCAGACAGAGCTCGGTTCAACGCATAGTTGCCGGTACTGAGCCACTCTTCAGTGGTCTTGATACCGACACCAACGGTGTCGAGCTTGGCGACTTCCTTCTTGAACTTGTCAAGAAACTTGAGTCCCATATTTTCTCCTGTAAGGGAAGAGAGGACCGAATGGTCCTCTCAGAATCAGCTTACTCTTGGGAAGCTGCGGCGGCCTTTGCAGCTGCGGCGCGAGCGCGAAGCTGTTCAACAACGCTCAACTTGCCACCAGCTGCAGGAGCTTCTTCAGCTGCGGCTGCAGGAGCCGGGGCTGCTGGCTTTGCGACCGTCTTCGGTGCCGAGGCTGGTGCTTCTTCTTCAGAAGGAGCTTCATTCGAACCACCATCATACGAACCACCAGTGGTTGCAGCAACCAGCATGGCTTCAACGGCCGCACGTTCGGTCTTCGAAGTGCGATACTCGCTGAGGTTGTAGAGGTTCATCGAAGCGATGACGTCGTCGCCAACATCGGTTTGCTTCGGAGCAAAGTTCGAAGTGGTGTACGAGTTTTGACCAGAACCCGTCTTCGTCTTGCGGAAGCGGAAGTTGTAGCCACCCTTGAGTTCGAAAGGAGCGGCTTCAAGGTCACCAGACTGGAATGCAGCTTGGATTTGCTTGAACACCTGTGGACCGAATTCGATGAGCTTGACGAGCTGATCGGCATCGTGTTCAATTGGAGTGTCCATCACCAAGACTTGGCCGATGTAGGACTTCTTGCGGTAGAACTGCTTGCCAAGCTCTTCGTTGTACTCAGCGCTCTTCTTGTCATAGAAGCGAGCAGAGAGTTCGCAGATCGGGCAGTCTTCGCCATACATCTTCAAGCATGCGACTTTTTCGCGCTTGCCATTGATGTTCAGTTCGTGGGTGAGGTTTTCGACAAGGAAGCCCATTGGGTTGGCTTCATCAGCATCTGGGAGGAATCGAACAGTCGAAACGGTATCGACTTCAGCCTTCCAGAACGGGAAGAACAGCTTCCAGGTTGCATTGCCCGAGGATTCAGACGTTTTGCTAGTGAAGGCTGCGGCCAGGTCGGCCAGAGAACGCTTGGTAGTCATTAAAATCTCCTAAAGGAAAAACACAAAAATAAACAGACAAAGTCGTTTAAACGACTCTTTATTTAGCAGCTCCGTTCGTAAGAACCTTGTCTGTGACCCGCGTTACATTCAACGCATAGTGAAATTGTAACGATATTCACCAATCTGTTCATCTTGTAACGAGGTCCACCAAGTATTTGTTCATGGATCAGGATGGCTAAACAATCAAGGGCTACAAAATGCAGCCCTTGATTGAAGTACGATGGCATTTCGCACTTACTTGTTTTCTAATGCTGTGACACGAGCGGAGAGCTCCTGTACTGCCTTGATGAGAGGCGCGATAAATTCTTCGTAACGCAAAGCCTGTAGAGAATTTTGATCATTGATATCTGTGAGAACCCACCCACCAAGCATAGAAGGTCCTTTGAAGAAATCAATTGCTATTTAGGACCTTCCGGGTTAAACCCGGGATATTAGGATGATTTCAGTTCATGGAAATGAAGTTGCCTAGAATGCTTCCGGTTGGTGTAACAGCTGTTCGTGATGAGCTAAACAAATACGGGGGCTTTAGCCCCCGTATTGTCGTCTGGTGCACCGAACCTTTACGTATTTGGAT